AAAACAGTCACACTGATATGAAAGACATCAAGGCATATACAGAGATCATGTCACGCTACCTGCTTGCCACACAGTTAGGCCAGCAGTTTGGCGGCGACCGCGACATCTACAAGGCGCTCGGCTACAAGGTGAAGCTGCGCTTTCAAGATTACATGGCGCAATACCAGCGCCAGGACATCGCCAGGGCTATCATCGACCGACCAGTTAACGGCACATGGCAGGGCGACATATCGCTGATGGAGAGCGACGACGCCGACACCACAGCACTGGAGCAAGGCTTCGAGCAGCTAAAGAGCGAGGTAAGGCTGAAAAGCAATCTTATCCGTCTTGACAAGTTAGCATCCATAGGCCACTACGCTGTATTGTTGATGGGCTTCGACGACATCACCACACCGATGGATTGGGCTGAGCCTATCGCAAAAGGGCGTAAGCTGTTATATGTAAAGCCACTCAGCGAGGAGGCCGCACCGATAAAGACCACAGTGGAATCACCGCAGAACAGCCGCTACGGGCTGCCGCTGCTTTACGAGGTGCAGACAGAGCAAGTCACACTACTGGTACACCACACGAGAGTTATCCACGTGGTGAGCGGTCAGCTGGACGACGAGGTCACGGGCACACCGGCGCTGAAGCCGGTATTCAACCGACTGAAAGACCTTGAAAAGCTGGTTGGCGGCAGTGCAGAAATGTTCTGGAAGGGCGCTTTCCCGGGCTACCAGGGCAAGATAAAAGATGACTTCCAAATCGACGAGGCCACTAAGAAGCAACTACGAGACGAGATCGCGGAGTACGAGCACGGGCTACGCAGATTCCTTATCAACCAGGGCGTAGAGCTTAGCGCCTTGACGTCGCAGGTGAGCGACCCCCGCAGCCATGTGGACATACAGGTGCAGATGATCAGCGCACAGACGGGCATACCGAAAAGGATATTGACGGGTAGCGAGCGCGGGGAGCTGGCATCCAGCGAAGATAAAAACAGCTGGAACGGGATCCTGCAATCAAGGCGTGAGGAATACGCTGAAGAGATGATCGTAAGGCCATTTGTTGACAGGTGCATCGAATACGGGGTGTTGCCGGCTGCGAAAGAGAGATACACCATCCAGTGGAGCGACCTGTTTGCCGTGGGCGAAAAGGAGATGGCCGAGGTGGGCCGGATACGTGCTGCGGCGCTGAAGGAGTACGCTTCACAGCCCCTTGCGGCGGAGATATTGCCACCTGTGGCGTTCATGGAGTTCATGCTGGGGCTTGATCGCGAGCAGATCGAATTGATTACCGAGATGCAGGAAGAGGCGATGATCGAAGAGGAAAGGGCGGCGCTGGAAGACCGCGAAGAGGATGATCCGGAAAACGATTTAATCGAAGAATAATAACAGAAGTTATCGCAATATGCCAGCATAACACAATATTGGTCGAAGAAATGACAACATTACAGGAAATCAAGAAGGCCGGATGGCTGGAGGTGGCTGAGACACAAAAAGAGCTGGCTGACCTCAAAGAGAAATACAACCAGTTGGGTCAGGTGGACATCCTATCCCAAACAGGAACGGTCATGCGCAAAGCCATAAACGGACTAGAAGGTCGCATTCAGGGCATGGTCTTCATCCTAAATATGATAAAATGATAACCACATACCGCAAGGCAGGCAAGTTCGACCCCACGCGCACAACGGTGCTGCGGACGGCTTTCGTAAGGCAGATGAACAAGCGATTCATCATCTTGCGCGGGCTTATCCGCAAGGCTATCGTAGAGGACGACGTCTTCGGTATGATAGATACTTATGGCACACCCGGACGCAAGGCATTCGTATTCACCCGGGCGGGTGATAAGGTAGCTTCGTTTATGGACTGGCTGCGGGATGAAGCATCGAAAGGAATATTAGAAGTAGGCCACATGACACGTGTAGGCGCTGCGGCAGACAAGGCATGGACGAACGTGTATATCACGGATTCATACAAAAGAGGCGTTCAGAGGGCAAGGTACGAGATGAGCAAGGCGGGATATGCCGTCGATGACATGCAGAGCCTTGCGCAGACGCTCAACAATCCCTTTCACGCTGACAGGCTTGGGGTGCTTTACACCCGTGTTTATTCGGACTTAAAAGGCATAACAGATGCGATGGACATGCAGCTTAGCAGGGTATTGGCACAGGGCATCGCTGATGGCGACAACCCGCGCTTGTTGGCACGCAAGCTGACAAGGACGATAACCGGGCCGGTGGGTGATTTAGGCATCACTGACACGCTGGGGCGGTTTATACCCGCACAGCGAAGGGCGCAGATGCTGGCGAGGACAGAAATAATCCGTGCCCATCATATAGCCACCATAACTGAGTACAGGAATTGGGGCATTGAAGGCGTAGAGGTGCAGGCTGAGTGGTCAAGCGTTGGCGACGACGGCAGGACGTGTGACGAGTGCTTGAAAATGGACGGAAAGGAATATACGCTGGAGCAGATTGAAAGCATGATCCCCCGACATCCTAATTGCTTTATTGACCCGCAAACACCAATATACACATCTGATGGATGGAAAAAGATTGGTAGCGTAGAGATTGGCGATATGGTGTTGACGCACAAAAAGAGGTTCAGAAAAGTATATGCGCTGCCGAGACAAAGGCATGTAAAACCAGAGGTAACGATCTTAAAGGTTCGTGGTGACAAATACCTTTCTGTAACATCAAATCACCTTGTGCAGGTCGATGATGACAAATGGGTAGAGGCTGGAAGTATAAGCCCCGGCGATGAGATAATGATGCTTGCTGGAGAATGCAGGAAGTGCAAGACGCCCGTGCCTTATTACAGGAAATATTGCTCAAGAACGTGCCTAAGCACGGACACAGCAGAAAAACAATGGGCTAACGAAAGCCATAGGCAAAACATAAGCAAAAAAAACAGGGAGTCCATGATTAAGCAGTATAAGTATGGGCTCAGAGATAAAGACAAGATCACGAAAGCGGCAAACGAAAAGGCACGCGAGTTAATCAAGCAGGGCAAATGGGGAGGGTGGCTTGACACTGAAAGACTTAAAGAAATAACAAACACTCCAGAACATAGAGATGCAAGCAGAAAAAGGATGAAGGAGAAAAATCCGATGTTTGATCCGCTGGTAAAGAAAAAAGCAATGGAGTCTGTAAGGATATACCTTGATGAAAACCCTGAAATGAGGTTAAATGCAAGGATGGCCAAGCATCGAAAAAGTGGGAGAAAAACGGATATAGAAAAGCGTATGGCAAAGTTGTTAGATGCCATGAATGTTGATTACGTATTCCAATATCCGATACTAAGGTATAATGTTGACTTTGCGATTCCAGAACTGCGTATTGTTATCGAATGTGACGGTATATATTGGCATAAAAACAAAGAGGCGGACATTGAAAGACAAAGAAGGATAGAGGCCGAAGGATGGCATGTGCTCCGATATACGTGTGTAACAATAAACAAAGAACTGGACAGGGTAGAAGATGAATTAGCGAGGGTCGTGGGCAACCATACAGGCGAATACAACACCATAAAGCAAAAGGTTGTAAGTGTTAAAAGGTTTGTGCCCGCGAAGAACAAAAATCTTTACAATTTATCAGTTGAAGAGGATGAGTCATACATAGCAAAGGGCTTCGTAGTTCATAATTGTCGCTGCCTTGCGCTCCCATTAACGAAAAGAATAGCAAAACAAAAAGCAGAGCTATCATGATACACACCAACACAGTACAAACAGAGACCTACGAGATAAGGTACGAAACGCACGACGGACGCGAATACCTTGTCGTGCCCGTAGTGATGATGAAAACAGGCGTACACCACGGCAGCGCCGGGCGCGTATTCCACGACATCAACGAGCTGGGAGCGATACCGGACACATGGAACGGCATACCCGTGACCATAGGACACCCGAAAGATGGCGAGCGCTTCGTGTCTGCTAACAGCCCCGCACAACATGAAAGGGCAGTAGGCAAGATATTCAATACCCACGTGGATGGCGACAAGCTGAAGGCCGAAGCATGGATTGACGTGCAGAAGATCACAGCCATCAACCCCACAGCACTGGAGTACATAACAGAAAAGAAGGCGCTCGATGTGAGCGTAGGCATATACACCGACGACATTGCCACGGCAGGCAAATACGATTCTGAACAATACGATGCAATCGCGAGGAACTACCGCCCCGACCATTTAGCTCTCCTGCCCGGAGAGAGGGGGGCATGTTCATGGCAGGACGGTTGCGGGATACGAAATAATGAAAAACACATCCAAGAGAAAGGAGGTGATATGAACATCGAAATAGATGTACAAAAAGTTGGTGTACACAGCTTGCAGTTAAACGAGAGTTATAACGAGACCATCGAGCTGATACACCGTGAGCTACAGAAAAACCGCACAGAAACGAATTATTATTATCTGGTTGATGTTTACGATGATAGTTTTATTTATGAATCTATCCGTGAGCCCAACTTGCCCGAAATGTACAAGCAAACATATAACGTGCAAGATGGTGTTATTGAGCTGACAGGAGAACCAGAGAGGGTAAGGCGTGAGGTGAATTATTTGGCTCTAAACGCAGCGGAAAACACGCCGCAAAATCAAATGAGTATTAACTTTAACAAGGAGGAGCAGATGACAGATGAAAAGACACCTTGCTGCATGGAGAAGATCGAGGCGCTGATTGCCAACGAGCACACGCGCTTCGTGCCCCGCGACAAGGAATTTCTGATGACCGTTCCAGAACCTATGCTGGACAAGTTCGAGCCGGTAGTATCTGACTACATAGCAGACTACAAGGCGACACTGACCACGGCAGACGACTTCTTAGCACTTATGCCCGACGACATGAAGGCACAGATGCAGGAAGGAATCAGGCTGTACACCGAAAAACGCACGCAGACAATCCAGTCTATCACCGCCAACACCGGCGACACGTGGACTGAAGATGAGCTGAAGGCGATGAGCGACGAGCACTTAGAAAAGCTCGCAAAAAGCGTTAAGGCACCAGCCGACTACAGCGCATTGAAAACGAATAAGGCGGTAAGCAAAGAAGATATCCTGCTCCCCCTTGGTGTTGAATTAAAATAAGAAAGGAGAACCAATGAAATCAGTGATTATCAAAAATTACCTGAAGGTGTTCGACGAGTACGAAGGTGTGGGAGCAATCACCCCGGGCGACTTGCTTGAGCTTACCAGTGCAGGAAAGGTGCAGCGTGCTTCAGAGGAAGGTGGCACGATACTGCCTATGTTCGCCACAGAGGACGAATTGCAGGGCAAGGGCATCACGCAGAACTACGCAGCAGAAGACGTTATCCAGTGCTGGATACCACAGCGCGGCGACGTCGTGTATGCTATTCTCAAGCAGGGCGAAACCGTATCTATCGGTGACTACCTGGTATCCAAGGGCGACGGCACGCTGAAGAAGTATGTAGCACAGGCAGTATCTGGCGAGAGCGGCTTCGACAGCGGCGTTTCTATCCCTGACAACAAGGTGGTAGGGCAGGCACTAACAGCCCCGAACGCATCTGCCGGCAATGTGCGCATCAAAGTACGAATCATTTAAGAAAGGAGGAAAGAATGAGTGCAAATATTGATTTTATCACGAACGGACAGACGCAGGGTGACGTAGCAAGGGCGTTCAGCCACAAGCTCGACATCTACGCCAAGCGTCCGTATATCGGAGAAGATGGGCTGGCATATAAGACCGTATTCAAAGGCGGCGATGCTAAAGACATCGAGAACTACTCGCGCGAGCTGGTGACCAACGCCACGCTCCGCAAGGATGAATGGAAGCACCTCGACGAGGCCATCGTCCCGGTAGCAGAGAGCCGCCTGAATGGCGTAGCAGACCTTATCTCCAACGGCCTGGTGTACAACCTGGGCAATGCCCTTGGCACCACCGTGCTAACGAGCGAAACCGTCAGCAACGCGCTGAAGGCGACGCTGAGTATGGACGCCAAGCGTAGGGCAGAGAACGACCGTGTGGAGTTCAGCACCGTACACTTGCCGATTCCTATCATCCACGTTGACTATGAGATCAACGAGAGGGTGCTGGCGTCCAGCAGGTCACTGGGCAACCCCCTGGACACCACCATGGCTGAGCGTGCCGCACGTGTTGTGGCAGAACAGCTTGAGGCGATGCTGTTCACCGATACTGACTACGGCTTCGGCGGCGGCAAGATTTACTCTTACCTGAACTACCCGCATCGTAACACCATGCAGCTGAAAAACGCATCATGGACTAACGGCAGCACCACGGCAGAACATATCGTGGCTGACGTGCTCAAGATGAAGCAGGCATCTATCGCCAAGCATTTCTACGGACCCTGGGTGTTGTACATCCCGACCGGCTACGAGACGCTGATGGATCAGGACTACGACACCACACGTGGCAACACACTTCGCAACCGGATACTTGCCATCGCAGGCATCAAGGACGTGAAGGTGGTGGATACTTTGATTGCCAACAACGTCATCTTCGCACAGATGACCAGCGACGTGGTAAGGCTTGTTCGCGGACTGCCGATTCAGAACGTGCAGTGGGAGAGCGAGGGCGGCATGGTCAACAACTTCAAGGTGATGACCATCCAGGTACCGCAGATCCGTTCAGACTACAACGAATCGACCGGTATCGTTCACGCCAGCGCATCAGCTGAGTAGATTCATTCATAAAATCACTAATCATGTGATTTTTAAATCGAAAGACATGAAGCTAAGAAAAAAAGGCGGCGGCAGCATGCTGTTAAAGGACGGGCGTACGGTCAACAAAGGCGACATATTCGAGTGTGACCTAAAGGATATCCCTAAGGCATTTCACGACCTTATCGAGCCCATGGAAGACACCCCGGTAGAGATACCCAAGCAGGTTGTTTCGCATTATAAGCTACAGAAGCGTTCGCCGGGATGGTGGAACGTTGTTGACCGCTACGGAAAGACAGTCAACGACATCGCATTGAGAAAAGACGAAGCCGAGGAGTTAATCAAGACCTTATGAAAGTAGTATGTTTTAAGTGGGAGCACCGTGGGGGGTATAAGCTACCCAACGGCATAGGTCGCTACACCGCAGCGCATGTAAACAGGTTGCAGCGTGCAGTGGCTAAGCACCTTTCTATCCCGCATGAGTTCATCTGTATAACAGACGATCCTGTGGGTGTAGAGTGCCGGACGATTCCGCTATGGAACAAGTGCATGGACAAGGGTGCGTGTTTCAACCGGCTGTACGTGTTTTCTGAGGACATGCGAAATCTTATTGGCGAGCGGTTTATATGCATTGACCTTGATGTTGTCATTACCGGATCGATGGATGATATAGTCTCCAGGCCAGAGGACTTCGTTATCAATCAATACTATGACTATGGCAATACGAATCGCGATCAGTATTACAATGGGGCGTTGATTATGATGGACGCAGGGGCAAGATCTCATGTATGGGAAAGGTTCGCTGAGGATATCGACGGCAACGTGGAGATGATAAAAGAAAAGAGGGAGCAGCGCAAGCTCGTTGGCAGCGACCAGGCATGGATAAGCCATACGCTGGGGCGCGGGGAGGCGATGTTTACTGACGAAGATGATGGCGTGATGGCTTACAGGTTGCTACAAAACGACGGACACGGCAAGCGGCTGACGAAAAACTCCCGTATGGTGTTCTTTGCCGGCGTCAACGACCCCACCAAGTCGTATTATACCAATTCGTGGATACGCGAGTATTGGGATGGCGAAGTAAGGTACAACGACATTAAGTCGAGGCTGGAGGTTATCGACATGCTAAGGTCAGAGACAGAGAAGGGATACAAGGAGTGCGGCTACGCGATGGATATTCTCAACCCCAGGTCGCTAAGCGAAAAGCTAATTTACCGCAAGCTGTTTCACCGCGATGAGATGCTGGTGAATACAGCCGACAAGTACGCGGTAAAGGAGATGATACCTGGGGAGCTTGTCATACCGACCTTACAGCTCACCGACGACGTGAGCAAGATTAAGTTCAACCGCGACATGGTGTTAAAGCCTACGCACACCAGTGGATATAACGTAGTGTACCACAAGGGTGATAACGTTATACCTATTCGCTCGAAGCTAAAGCGTGCGCTGATGATAACATACGGCAAGCGCAAGGGCGAATGGTACTACCAGCACATTAAGCCACAGATCATGTGTGAGCCGTTGCTGGAGCTGAAGACACCGTCGGATTACAAGTTTCATATGTTTCACGGCAGGTGCGAGCTGATACACGTCTCTAACGTAGAGGGAGGGGAGAGGTACTTCGCTTATTACAGCCCCGACTGGAGGCGACTGGATGTGAAAGACCACAAGATGAACGACATCACGCGCCCTAAGCCACGCAACCTGGCGAGGATGATTCAGATTGCAGAAAAGCTAAGCGCACCGTTTGACTTTGTACGCATAGACCTGCTGGCAGCAGACAAGCTGTACTTCGGGGAGTTCACGCACTTCCCTTCATGTGGACATCTTCGCTTCGTACCCATGGCGTTTGACTTTGAGATGGGGGGCAAGCTATGAGGATACTGGTAAACACGAAATACACGAAGTATGATCCCCGCAAGACATATCAGCATGACTTCTGGATGGAGATGAAAAGACATGCCGACGTGACCATGTCGTGGGAAAGTCCCACAGGCGAATATGATGTACTTTTAATCGTACCATTGTGGAATTAAAATAGTTTTACAGGCATGATGGAATGCTGCCTGATAGCTTGGACACGGATGGTTATAACAATATTAGCAGAAACCGCAAAAAACAGTATAAACAGATTACAAAAGAATGTTTTTTCTCAACTGATAAAACATTATATAATGTACTGCCGAAGGACATCGCATAACGAATAGAACAGCAACATAAGCACAATCAATGAAGCAACCTATCATCATCACAGGCGCACCCCGGTCAGGGTCAGGCATTATCGCAGGGATATTA